GCAGGTCGCAGGCGATCAGGTGCGAGTTCTCGTAGGCGGCCTCGGCGGTGAGCTTCGGCTTCGGGGTCTTGCGGGGTTCCATGTTCGGGCCTCCGGTGGCTATGTTCGCGTGTTCATCAACGCGCTGTCACAGTTACCTCCGGTCCGCCCGACATGGAAGCGCAGAAGGCGAGGATTCCGGCTGGTTTTTCAGGGGTTTCAGCGATGTCTGATGAGCGCGACGACACGCCCGCCGGCGGCGGCCTGAACCCGAACGCGCTGTCCGTGGCGAACGCGGCCCGCCTCTTGTCGAAGGTGGGCGGCGAGCGGGTGACGGAAGAGATGATCCGGGCCGATCTGGCGGCGGGCGCGCCGAAGAACCCGGACGGGACGATCAACCTGGTGCACTACGCGGCGTGGCTGGTGAAGGAGCGGAGCGGTGGCGACTGACCCGCGGCGGCTGCGACCGAGCGAACTCTGCCGCCTGCTCAACTCGACCCCGCTGGGCGAGGTGATCAGCGAGCGGCAGTTGTACCGCCATCGCACCCGTGCCGGCCTGCGGATCGGCGACGCCCGCCACGTCGATCTGCTCCGCTACGTCGCCTGGCTGGTGTCCCAGCGGCACGCCCCGAAGCGCGAACCTGAGGCCGACCCCTACGAGGCGGTCAAGGAACGCTCGCGTGCCCGCAATCTGGCGTTGTCGCTGGCGGGCCGCGACATCGGCGAACTGCCGAACGTGGCCGACCCGGCCCGCAAGGCGCGGGCGGCGGGCGACTTCCGCTTCTTCTGCGACAGCTACTTCCCGCTCACCTTCCACCTGCCCTGGTCCCAGGACCACTTGAAGGTCATCGCCCGCATCGAGCAGGCGGTACTCCGCGGCGGCCTGTTCGCGATGGCCATGCCGCGCGGGTCGGGCAAGTCCACCATTTCGGAGTGCGCCTGTATCTGGGCGGTGCTGTACGGGCACCGCGAGTTCGTCTGCCTGATCGGCTCGGACGAAGGCCACGCGATGGACATGCTCGACGCCATCAAGATGGAGCTCGACGGCAACGACCTGCTACTCGCCGACTTCCCCGAGGCGGTCTACCCGATCCAGGCGCTCGACGGCATCGCCAATCGCTGCAACGGGCAACTGTACAAAGGCGAGCGGACCCACATCGGCTGGACGGCCCGTGAGGTGGTGCTGCCGACGCTCAAGCCCGACGGCTGGTTGCAGCACGACGACCTGCGACCGTTCGTCCGCGACGACGGCACATCGAAGGCCTCGGGGGCGATCATCAAGGTGGCGGGCATCACCGGCCGCATCCGGGGCATGAAGTACAAGCGGGCCGACGGTCGCACCGTCCGGCCCACCTTGGTGGTGCTGGACGACCCGCAGACCGATGAGTCGGCACGGTCACTGTCGCAGTGTGCCACGCGGGAGAGCATCCTGGCCGGGGCGGTGCTGGGGCTGTCGGGGCCGGGCACGAAGATCTCGGGCATCATGCCCTGCACGGTCATCCGCCCCGGCGACATGGCCGACGCCATTCTCGACCGCGACCGGCACCCCGAGTGGAACGGCCAGCGGACCAAGCTCGTCTACGCGTTCCCGACCGACGAGGCCCTGTGGAAGCGGTACGCCGAGGTCCGGGCCGAGAGCCTGCGGCAGGGCAACGGCGGCGAGGAGGCCACCGCGTTCTACCGGGACCACCGGGCGGCGATGGACGAAGGCGCGGTCGTCGCCTGGCCGGAGCGGTTCAACCACGACGAGTTGTCCGCCGTCCAGCACGCCATGAATCTGCGTCTGCAGGACGAGGCCGCGTTCTTCGCCGAGTACCAGAACGAGCCGCTGCCCGCCGAGACGGCATCGGACGACGAACTGACCGTCGAGCAGATCGCCGGCAAGCTCAACCGGATGAAGCGCGGCGAGGTGCCGGTCGGCGTCAACCACGTCACCGCCTTCATCGACGTGCAGGGGAACTTGTTGTTCTGGGTCGTGACCGGCTGGGAGGACGACTTCACCGGCTATGTCCTCGACTACGGCGCGTACCCCGACCAGAAGCGGCCGTACTTCACGCTGCGGGATGCCCGTCCCACGCTGACCTCGGTGATGCCCGGCGGCGGCGTCGAGGCGGCGATCTACGCGGGGCTGGAGACGCTCACCGGCCAGATCCTCGGCCGGGCCTGGCGGCGGGACGACGGCGCGGACCTGCGGGTCGAACGCTGCCTGATCGACGCCAACTGGGGATCTTCGACGGACGTGGTCTACCAGTTCTGCCGGCAGTCGGTCCATGCCGGGTCGGTGCTGCCCAGTCACGGGCGGTTTGTGGGCGCGTCGAGCCAGCCGTTCAGCGAGTACAAGCGGCGGCCGGGCGACCGGGTCGGGTTCAACTGGCGAATGCCGAACGTGCAGGGCAAGCGGGCGGTCCGGCACGCCTTGTACGACACTAACTTCTGGAAGAGCTTTGTCCACGCCCGGCTGGCCGTGCCGATGGGCGAGCGCGGCTGCCTGTCGCTCTTCGGCGACAAGCCCGAGACGCACCGCCTCTTCGCCGAGCACGTCACGGCCGAGTACCGCGTCCGCACCGAGGGCCGGGGCCGCACCGTGGACGAGTGGAAGATGCGGCCCGAACGGAGCGACAACCACTGGCTCGACGGCCTGGTCGGGGCCGCCGTGGCCGCTTCGATCCAGGGGGCCATCCTGCCCGGCACCGGGGGCCGCGAGCCCGCCAAACGCGGCCGGGTCAGTTTCAAGGATCTTCAGCAACGGACACGAAAATGAAGCGGAATGATCAGCAAGTAAATCAAGTGGGCATCCGTTGCCCCGGCTGTGGGTGCCGCCGGTTCACGACCACCCACACGGAACCGCTGACCGACGGGAGGATCCGCCGGCGGAAGTCGTGTCGGCACTGCGGGCGAAAGGTCGTCACGTTCGAGTCGTTACCGACACCACGTCGGTCAGATCGCCATATGTAGCACGATTCCATCGAAAGCCACTCCTTCGCGGACAACTCAAAAACAGACGGCGTAGGTAACGAATAGAGCGATTTGCGGACACCCTGTGCAGGCGGTCCGAGTCGCTCTGAGATGGGACCTCGCCAATGCCGGACGAACTCGACGACGCCATCGAGGAGAACGCGAAGGGGCCGGCCAAGGCGTCCGGCGACGCCGGCTCGGTCGAGCAGCACCCGCTGCCCGACCAGATCGAGGCGGCGAAGTTCCTCGCGGCCAAGGAGGCCGCCAAGAAGCCGAACCGCGGCCTGCGCTTCAACAAGATCGTCCCGCCGGGGGCCGACTGAATGTTCCGCTGGCTCGCCAACCTCTGGAACTCTCCGCCGACGCGACCGGGTCGCGGGCGGGTCGTTCGCGTCGTCCGCGGCCGCTACGACGCCGCCAGCACGTCCGACGACAACCGCCGCCACTGGGCCAACGCCGACGGGCTGTCCGCCAACCGGGCGAACAGCGCCGAGGTCCGGCGGGTCCTGCGGAATCGTGCCCGCTACGAGACGGCCAACAACAGCTACGCCAAGGGGATTGTCCTCACGCTGGCCAACGATGTCGTCGGCACCGGCCCCCGCCTGCAACTGCTCACCGAAGACAGCGAGGCCAACACCCGCATCGAACGCGAGTTCACAGCCTGGGCCAAGGCGATCGGCCTGCCCGAGAAGCTCCGCACGCTGCGGATGGCCCGGGCCACCGACGGCGAGGCCTTCGCGGTCCTCACCAGCAACCCGCGTCTGCCGACGCCGGTGCAGCTCGACCTGCGGCTGGTCGAGGCCGACCGCGTTTGCACGCCCGACTTGAACGCCGCCGCGGCAAACGCGGTGGACGGGATCGTGTTCGACGCGGCGGGCAACCCGGTCGAGTACCACGTCCTCAAGGACCACCCCGGCGAGGGCTACCGGGCCGTGCGCGAGTACGACCGCGTGCCCGCCGAGGCGGTGCTGCACTGGTTCCGCTGCGACCGTCCCGGCCAGGCCCGGGGCGTGCCCGACCTGCTGCCGGCGTTGCCGCTGTTCGCCCAACTGCGGCGGTTCACCCTGGCCGTGATCGCGGCCGCCGAGACGGCCGCCGACTTCGCCGGCATCCTCTACACCGACGCGCCGGCCAGCGGCGAGGCCGACGCCGCCGAGCCGTTCGAGCCGATCGAACTGGAGAAGCGGGCGCTCGTCACCATGCCCGGCGGCTGGAAGATGGCGCAGTTGCAGGCGGAGCAACCGGCGACCACGTACCGGGAGTTCAAGCACGAGGTCCTGAACGAGATCGCCCGCTGCCTGAACATGCCGTTCAACGTCGCGGCGGGCAACAGCTCGGGCTACAACTACGCGTCCGGCCGGCTCGACCACCAGACGTACTTCAAGGCGATCCGGGTCGAGCAGGTCCACCTCGAGGCCGTCGTCCTCGACCGCGTCCTCGCGGCCTGGTTCGACGAGGCCGCCCTCATCCCCGGCTTGCTGCCCGACGGCCTGGGGCCGTTCGCCGGCTGGCCGCACCAGTGGTTCTGGGACGGCCACGAGCACGTCGACCCCGCCAAAGAAGCCACCGCCCAGGCGACCCGCCTGGCCAACCTGACCACCACGCTCGCCGACGAGTACGCCCGCCGCGGCCTCGACTGGGAGGCCCAGCTGCGGCAGCGCGCCAAGGAGCAGGCCCTCGTCGCCGCGCTCGGGCTGACCCCGGCGCAGGCCCCACCGACCACGACCCCCGAAGAGGAGCCCGACGATGCCGTCGCCACGCCGGACGACTGACGACCACCCGCCGCGCCAGCTGCGGCTGGAGGCCCCGACCACCCTCGACCTCGAGGCCGCCGGCGAGGGCGGGGCGACCCTGCCGCGGTTCCGCATGGTCGCCTACACCGGCACGCCCATGCGCGTCGCCGGCTGGCGGCACCCGGTGGTCATCGACCTGGCCGGGCTGTCGATCCCGTCGCAATCGCGGCCGATCCGCTTCGGCCACGACCCGCTGTCCGGCGTCGGCCACACCGACGCGGTGCGGGTTGAAGGCGGCCAACTGGTCGCCACCGGCCTCGTCTCCCGCGACACCCCGGCCGCCCGCGAGGTGGTCACCTCGGCCAAGAACGGCTTCCCGTGGCAGGCGTCGGTCGGCGCGTCGGTCGAGGAGTTCGAGTTCGTCAAGGACGGCCAGTCGGTGCTGGTGAACGGGCAGACGTTGACCGGCCCGGTGAACGTGGTCCGCAAGGCGACGCTGGGAGAGATCAGCTTCGTCGACCTCGGGGCCGACGGCCGCACCTCGGCCGGCATCGCCGCCACCCGGAACCCGGACGGCACCGTCCCGACTGACAACGATCCCGACGACGACGCCTTCACCGTCGAGGCGGTGCGGTCCCAGGCGCTGGCCGAGACCAACCGCATCACGGCGGTGCGGCGGGTCTGTGCCGGGCGGTTCCCGGAGATCGAGGGCCAGGCTATCCGCGACGGCTGGGACGCGGTGCGGACGGAACTGGAGGTGCTGCGGTCCACCCGCCCGCGGTCGCCAGGCTTCGGCTCGACCGACCCCGGCGTGAGTGGCGCGGTGCTGGAGGCGGCCTGCCTGCTCACCGCCAAGCTCGACGGGGTCGAGCGGCTCTACCCGGAGCCGACGCTCGACGCCGCGGCCCACCGGTTCCGCGGCGGCATCGGCCTGCAGGAGTTGCTGCTGGAGGCGGCCTGGGCCAACGGGTACACCGGCCGCAACTTCCGCGACCACCGCACCGTCCTGCGGTACGCCTTCGGGCGGGGTATCGAGGCCGGGTTCTCCACCGTGGACGTCGGCGGCATCCTGTCGAACGTGGCCAACAAGTTCCTGCTCGACGGCTTCTTCTCGGTCGAGCGGACGTGGCGGAACGTCTGCGCCGTCCGTAACGTCAGCGACTTCAAGACGGTGACGAGCTACCGGCTGGTCGGCAAGGACCAGTACGAGCTGGTGCCGCCGGGCGGGGAGCTCAAGCACGGGACGCTCGGCAACGAGACGTACTCAAACAAGGCCGACACCTACGGCCTAATGCTCGCGGTCGACCGCCGGGACATCATCAACGACGACCTCGGCGCGATCACGACCGTGCCGCAGAAGCTCGGTCGCGGGTCGGGCCTCAAGATCAACGACGTGTTCTGGACGACCTTCCTGACCAACGCCGCGTTCTTCACCGCCGGCAACGCCAACTACATCACCGGCGCGGGGACGGCGCTCGGCATCGACGGGCTGACCGCCGGCGAGGTGGCGTTCCTCGACCAGACCGACGGGGACGGCAAGCCGGTCGGCGTCATGCCGGCGATCCTGCTCGTCCCCACCGCCCTGTCGGCGATCGGCTCGCAACTGTTCAAGTCGCTGGAGTTGCGCGACAACGCCTCGACCGCCAAGTACCCGGTGACCAACCCGCACCAGGGCAAGTTCCGGGTCGAGGTGAGCCGGTACCTGGGCAACGCCAAGTACCCCGGCTTCTCCGCGAAGGCGTGGTACCTGCTGGCCGAGCCGACCGACCTGCCGGTGATCGAGGTGGCGTTCCTGAACGGCCAGGAGGCCCCGACCATCGAGACGGCCGACGCCGACTTCCACGTCCTGGGCGTGCAGATGCGGGGCTACCACGACTTCGGCGTCGCCCTCCAGGACCCCCGCGGGGGGGTGAAGGCCAAGGGCGAGGCGTAACCGGACCACCACACGTGCGGAGGGATGACCCGTGCCACAGGCGACGTTCGTTCACGAGGGCGACTTCATCGACCACACGCCCGGGGCCGACCTGGCCGCCGGCGAGGTGGTCGTGCAGGGCGAGTTGGTCGGCGTGGCCACCCGCCCGATCCCGGCCAACACCCCCGGCGGGCTGGCGGTCGAAGGGGTGTTCGACTTCGCCAAGGCGACCGGGGTCGGCACCGCCGTCACGGCCGGGGCGAACGTGTACTGGAACGATGCCGCCAACCAGGCGACCACCACCGCCACCGGGAACAAGTTGATCGGCAAGAGCGTGCGGGCCGCGGCCGACGCCGACGCGACCGTCCGCGTCCGCCTGAACCAGTGAGGCCGCCGTGCGGGATCTCCTGCAGTTCGGTTCCGACTGGCTGGCCGCGAAACTCAAGGCACACGCCTCCCGGCCGGTCGTCTACCGCCGCGGGGCGGCCGAGGTCGCGGTCCAAGCGACGATCGGCCGGACGCTCCTGAAGCTCGACGACGGCTACGGCGGCGTGCGGATGGAGTGGACCGACCGCGACTTCCTGATCCCCGCCGCCGACCTCGTGCTGGGCGCGGTCGTGGTGTTGCCCGAACGCGGCGACGTGATCCGCGAGACGGTCGGCGCCGCGACCTTCGTGTACGAGGTGATGGCCCCCGGCAAGGAGCCGGCGTGGCGTTGGTCGGACGTGTACCGGAAGGTGCTTCGGATTCACACCAAGCAAGTGGGGGAAGAGTGATGCTCGACTTCTTGCGGCAACTGCTCGCGGCCCGCGGCTCCGGCGGGCCGAACCCCGGCGACGCCGCCCCGATCCTGCGGGCCATCGTCCACAGCGAGGCGCTGACCGAGATCGTCCGGGCGACCGGCTCCCCGGTCGACGACCTGGTCCTCCAGATCGTGCGGGCGCTCGTGCCGAAGGGGGCGTGATGGCCGCCACCATCGTCGCCATCGCCGACGCCGTCGTCGCGGAGCTGAACGCCGCGGCGTTCGGCCAGCCGCTCGTCGCCGTGCGGCACTACCAGCCGGTGTTCGAGTTGTCGGAGATGACCGAACTGCGAGTCAGCGTGGTGCCGCGGTCCGTCGTCAGCAAGGGCCTCGACCGGAACCGCGACAGCTTCGACTACCGCATCGACGTGGCGGTGCAGCGGAAGGTCGAGCCGAGCGTGGGGAATCTCGATGCGCTCG